CAACTTTTCAATACACTCAGAAAGCAAATGGGTGTGAGAGAAGGTTGGAATCTCTGGGAGATTGCTCCTAAGTTTGACTGGAAGAATCTTAGAGAGAACTATGTGACTGGTAAAATCTTTAAGATGAATCAGTTGGTAGAGAATCTCAACACAGGTCTGGTAGGTAGAGTTATTCGTAGAGGTACTAACTATCTCATCTGTGTGACTGAAGACAATGTTATGTTCAAGTCATGGGTCAGAGATCTTTGTGAGTATTCTGAGAAGAGAATGGATAGTAAGGAAAGAGTTCCTGGTAAACCAAATACTCTTGCTGGAACTACTGGATACTTCAAGTATGCTGCTGATATGACACCTGGTTTTGAGAAAGGAGATAAGACCAATCTTCAACCTGGAGCAAAACCATACAAGGGTCCAAAAACAAATATAAAGGATTTCATAAATAAGTATAAGAAAAAGTAGTCCATTATAGCGGTCATGGATAAAAACCTGAATGAGTTGTCTGCTCTCTACATGCAGAACATTGCAGAGCAAGGTCCTGAAGAACAGCAGGCTAGAGTAACTCAGATTGTAAAAGCAGTCAGGTATAGAGCACGTAAAGAAGGTGTTGAACTGGCAAAGGCATATAATGATTACATTGGATCAGTTCAAGCAACTTCTACTGAGCGTCAGGCAGTAAAAGAAAAACTTGGTTTGACTGGTGGCTCTGCTCACAAAGAAGAAGTTGAATATGTTGATGAAGCAGAAAAGTGGATTCAAAAAGCAATTAAAAAACCTGGTGCTTTAAAGAAGCAATTGGGTGTTCCTGAAGATGAAGATATTCCTGTCAGCAAATTAAAGGCTGCTGCCAAGAAGGGTGGCAAGTTGGGTCAGAGAGCAAGACTTGCAGTAACACTTAAAGGACTCAACAAAGAAGAAGTTGATTATGTTGAAGAATCTGGTGTAGGATATGAACCAGGAAAGCCTGCTGAAAAGTTAGGTGCTGTTACTGGAATTCCCAAGTCAGAGCAAGAAGCAGCAAGAGAAAGAATCAAGGCAAAAATGGCTGCAAAGAAAGCAGCAAAGAAAGTTGCTGAATCATCTTATGATCCTATGGATGATGATGAGTTTGATCATGATGAGGCAGAAGAAAATAGAGGTGTTTCTGGAAAGAACAATCCTAAAGGTGGTAAGGCATTAGGCAAGAAGAAGAAAGTTGTCAGCAAGGAAGAAGTTTCAAACTGGAGAGAGGAGTTCATCTTTGAAGTTGATGAACCAGAAACTGATACTGAATCTGAAAAGCAAATCAAGGAAAAGAAAGTAAAGAATAAGGTTGTTATCAATCCTCCTATGAAGGAAGCGTTTGAGGAAATTGGTGGAACTATCCTTGAGGTTGTTGAGGTTGAAGAAGGAATTGGAATGACCATGGCAAAGGCTATGGGAAATCCTCCTGCTCTCAGTGCAAGAATGAAAGTGAAGCAGGCTCTTATCAAGAGAGAAATTGATAAGAATACTGAAAAGAATAAGATGAAGAAGTATAGTGGTAAGGCAAAGGTTGAAGAGGAAATGGGTAGTGCTTCCAATACCCAGATGCAGAATGTGCAAAGAAGACAACTTCAACTTGATCGTAAGAAGTTAGAAATCAGAAAGAAGTTGATGAGTCAGAAGCAACAATCACCTGCTGACTCAGTGGTTTCTTCTGAAGAAGTTGAGCACATCAATGAGATGCCTTATCAGGTAATGGGATCTCCTGATGGTGGAAAGGAGAAAAAGATTGGCAAACCAGTAAAGAGTAAGAAGTATGCTGATGCAAGAGCAGCAGAACTTGCTGATACTCACAAGAAAACTGGTGGCAAGTATCGTTCACAGTATGTGGAAGATGTTGAGGTAGTTGATGAGAAAATGAATCTTGCTACTGCAGATATGGGTGATGTCATCAAGGACTTCCAGAAATCTGATGCTCCACAGTTCAAGGGTAAGACCAAGAAAGAGCGCCAGAAGATGGCAATTGCTGCTAAGTTGACTGCAGAAAGAGGTGGAAAGCGTTTAGGAGAGTGATAACTCCTATATATTGTAGACCTATTTTGGGACTATAATCATGCTTTCACTTTTACTTCCACTTGCTAAAAAAGTCATTGTAGATTCAATTGCCAAGATTCCTGATAATGAGGAACTTGGTGAAAAACTGATTGATATCTGCCTGGTCATCCTTGAAAAAGCAGTCAAGTTGACTAAAACAGACATGGATGACAAACTTCTGGAAACAGTTGCAGCAGCAATCAGAAAGAGAGAAGAATGATTTTAGAGGAGACCACAGGGTCTCCTTTTTTATAAATATCTTATAGCAAATAAATTTTATTCAGGGCAAAGACATGGCACTTTGGGGTAATAACGATAATGTGTTCTCAGGCGGAACAGTGTCTCTTGACTATGATACTCTGATTGTAACTGGAAGTGGTACAACCTTTGGTAATGTTGGTGCTGCTGCAACTGGTGATGTGATTAGATTTGGTATCAGAGGTAGTGGTGGTACTTATTTTGGTGATGCAGTTATTGTTGGTATTGCATCAACAACTCAACTGACCATTGGTTCAACTGCTGGTTTGAGTGGAGCTGCCATTGCTTCAACTGATTTCTTCGTTTCAGAACTTCCTGGTTATACTGTTGGTGATTCTTCATATTCTGAAACTAATTTTGTTGCACCATCACATACCAATATCTTCTTCACAACTGCAACTGTTGAAGCACCAGCAGGATTCTCTACTGTTGGACTTGATAACATGGGAACAGATGTAATTCAGGTTGGTGACCACCTGGTATCTGCTTCTGGTGTTGATACAAGAATTGCATCCATTGGTAGCACTGGTGTTGTTCTTGAGTCTGTCATTGGTGCAGGTCTCACCATTAATGCAGGAACTGGTGTAACAATCACCAGACTGGTTGATGGTTATGACAAGATTGTTTATGGTATTTCCACAACAACTGCAAGTGCATCACTTCCTGCTATTGGATACAGTGGATTCCAACATGCTGGTTGGGTTGGTGTTCAGACCTACATTGACAACCATGGTAACTTCAGAATTAAGTCTGAAACTTTAGTTGCAATGTCTGGTATTTCAACTGGAAGCGAAGGTATTGCATATCCTACACCTAATTGATTAAATGATTTTTAGTGAATTGAATGAGGAGAACTTTCTCCTCTTTGCCATCAAACATTATGAAAATCCACAGGCAGTAACAAGAGAAGATTTTGAGAAAGACCTGAATCATTTCAAGTACATCAAAAGACTTCTCAAGAGGTATAAGGGTAGTGGAGAACTTAAGGTTCATTTATTGATCAATCATTTTATCATCCTCTACAATATTTTCGGGGATGCCACTACCCCCATGCTGTTTTTCAAAATTGAAAGAGAACTTTGGTCTTCCATAAAAACTTTTATAGTATTTTTGGATAAACTTCCAGAGTTTCCAAAATGCTATATTCATGATATTGATATGGATCAAAGGTGTTTAGAGGAACTGGAGAAGATCACCAATGGAAAAAGATAAGATTGACAGAGTTATTGATGCATTCAGATCAGCAATGTATCGAGAGTTCAGCGTCAGTGAAGAGGGGATGGTAGCAAATCCTCCTGGTGGATCTGGTGGTTTTAGTGGTTCTTCTGATCCTGCAGGTCCAACTGCTGGTTATGATAAACCAATGAAGATTGATGGCAGAAGAAAGTATGTCAAGAAGTATATTGATCAGTTGATGAAAAAGAGAGAGAAGAGAGAAGATAAAAAGAGAATGAAAAATGCATTGAATTTCAATCCATATTTCACTCCCCAGAATGGAAGAAGTAAAGGTAGCTCTTCTTGAGCAAAAGTTAGAAGATCTAAAACCAGTTATAATCAAACTTGATGCAGCTATTGAAAAACTAAGTGAAGTAAATACTACTGTAAGTAGAATGCTTGCAGTTCATGAAGAGCGCATATCAAAGCAAGAAGAAATCGACAGTATATTATTTGCAAAGATTGACAAACTCCGTGATAAAATGGACCTCGATCATGACAATGTATTGCAAAGAATACGTAGATTAGAACAGAGGGTATGGATATCCATTGGAGCAGTTGCTATGCTCTCATTTGTTGCGAACAATTCCAGTTGGGTTACCAAGATCTTGACTACACAAGCAGAACCACCTACAATGGAGTGGAGCAAGAGTAGTTAACATGGATTTTATTGATGTAAAGTACATCAATTTGATTTCTTCCAGATTTTCAAAGTTCAAAAAAGTAAAGAACAACCTCTACAACTTTCGTTGCCCAATCTGTGGGGATTCTAAAAAGAATAAAAACAAGGCAAGAGGTTACCTTTACCAAGTAAAAAACAATACTAACTTCAAGTGTCACAACTGTGGAGTTAATATCTCTTTCAATAACTTTCTCAAGGACTTAGATACAGTTCTACACAAACAATACACCTTTGAGAAGTTTAAGGAAGGGCATACTGGTAAAAACTTTGTCACTGAAACTCCTGAGGAAGTTTTCAAAAAGATTGACTCAAAACCAGAATTCAAGAAAAAGATTGGTATTGACCTTCCATCTGCATTTGATGTGAATGTGTCAAGAGCATATCTTAATGCAAGAGCAATCTTTGATGGGGAGTTTTACTATGCAAAGAATTTCAAAGAGTTTATCAACACAATCAAACCTGATACTTTTGAATCTGCATATGTAAAGTATGGTGAGGAAAGAGTAATTATTCCTCTTGTCAGGGATGGAGAACTTATTGGGGTTCAAGGAAGAGCACTCTCTTCAAATCCTATTAAATACTTAACCATCATGTTTGATGAAGATGCGCCAAAGATCTATGGACTTGATAACATCAGAACAGATGCTCCAGTCTATGTTACAGAAGGACCATTCGATAGCACGTTCATTCCAAATTCGATTGCTATGTGCGGAGCTGATGTTGATCTTAGTGGTTGGGGGATTAGCAATCCTGTTTGGATCTATGACAATGAACCAAGAAACACAGAGATTGTTAGACGCATCGAAAGTGCAATTGCAGACCAACAAGCAGTTGTGATTTGGCCAAGTAACATTCAAGAGAAGGACATAAATGATATGGTCCTTGCTGGACATGATGTAAAAAATATGATACAATCAAACACTTATCAAGGTCTACAAGCAAAACTGAAGTTTACCACCTGGAAGAAAATATGAGCAACGGAATCAAAGTAACAAAGAGAAGTGGAGAAATTGAATCTCTTGATCTGGATAAGATGCATAAGATGGTTGATGAGGCAACCAGAGGTCTTTCTGGGGTGTCTGCATCACAAGTTGAGATGCAATCTGGTATTCAGTTTTATGATGGTGTAACCACTGATGAGATTCAGGAAATCCTGATTCGTAGTGCCAGTGACTTGATTGACCTTGAGCATCCTAACTATCAGTTTGTTGCTGCCAGACTTCTTCTCTTTAGTTTGAGGAAGAGAGTATTTGAGAATAAGAAAGGTGATGCACCTTCTCTGAGAGATCACATCACCAAGTGTGCTTACAAAGGTCTGTATGATAAGCAAATCTTTGAGAAGTATTCTTTGGAAGAGATTGATAGAGTATCTGCATGGGTTGACCATGACCGTGACATGCTGTTCACCTATGCTGGATTGCGTCAGGTTGTGGATAAATATCTTGTACAGGATAGAAGTTCTGGGCAAGTCTATGAGACTCCCCAGTTCATGTACATCATGATTGCTCTGACAATCTTCCAAGAGTATCCTAAGGAAACACGTCTCTCTTATGTGAAGAGGTACTATGACGCAATCTCAAAGCACAAAATCAACATTCCCACACCTATCATGGCGGGAGTGCGAACTCCACTTCGACAGTTTGCTAGCTGTGTTCTTGTTGATGTTGATGACTCCCTCGATTCTATCTTTAGCTCTGATATGGCAATTGGCAGGTATGTTGCACAAAGGGCGGGAATCGGTATCAACGCAGGCAGAATCCGTGGCATCAACGCTAAGATCAGAGGCGGAGAAGTTCAGCACACAGGTGTTGTCCCTTTCCTCAAGAAGTTTGAAGCAACTGTCAGATGCTGCACTCAAAATGGCATCAGAGGTGGATCAGCAACTGTCCACTTCCCAATCTGGCACCAAGAAATAGAAGATATTCTTGTTCTGAAGAATAACAAGGGAACTGAAGATAATCGTGTTCGTAAATTAGATTATAGTATTCAAATCAGCAAACTCTTCTATGAGCGTTTCATCCAAGATGGAGAGGTCACCCTCTTCTCTCCCCATGATGTTCCTGGTCTGTATGATGCTTTTGGCACTGATAGATTTGACGAGCTATATGTGGCTTATGAACGAGATTCATCTGTTCCAAGAAAGACTATTGGAGCTCAAGAACTCATTCTGGACCTCCTGAAAGAGAGAGCAGAGACTGGTCGTATTTACATCATGAACATCGACCACTGCAACTCACACTCCTCCTTCAAAGATAAGGTTGAGATGAGTAACCTGTGTCAAGAGATCACTCTTCCTACCTATCCAATCCAACACATTGATGATGAGGTTGGTGAGATTGCTCTGTGCATTCTCTCTGCCATCAATGTAGGAAAAGTAAAGTCTGATGAGGAACTGGAAGATCTTTGTGATCTTGCTGTCAGAGGTTTGGAAGAACTGATTGACTACCAGGAGTACCCTGTAAGGGCAGCAGACATTGCTACAAAGGCACGTAGATCCCTTGGAGTAGGTTTTATTGGTCTGGCACACTATTTGGCAAAACTTGGTTTCAACTATGATTCTCAAGAGGCATGGGATGCTGTCCATGGACTGTCTGAGGCATTCCAGTATTACCTCCTGAAGGCATCTAATGAACTTGCCAAAGAAAAGGGTCACTGTGAATATTTTGGTAGAACCAAGTATGCAGATGGCATTCTCCCCATTGATACATACAAAAAGGAAGTAGATGAAATTTCATCAATCAATTTGCAGCATGATTGGGAAGCTTTACGAGCCAACATTTCAACATACGGATTGCGACATAGCACTCTGTCCGCACAAATGCCTTCTGAAAGCAGTTCCGTTGTGTCAAATGCCACAAACGGAATTGAGCCACCTCGAGACTACTTGTCCATTAAGAAGAGCAAGAAGGGACCCCTTAAACAGATTGTTCCACAGTACAACTCTCTTAAAAATAATTACACTCTACTTTGGGATATGCCTAACAATCGCGGTTATATTAATGTTGTTGCAGTCATGCAAAAGTTCTTTGACCAGGCAATCTCTGGAAACTGGTCCTACAATCCAGAAAACTATCCAGACAATGAAGTCCCAGTGAGTGTGATGGCACAAGACTTCCTGACCACCTACAAGTATGGATGGAAGACTTCCTACTACCAGAACACTAATGATTTGAAGACTGATGAAGTTGATGAGAAGTCAGAACTTCAAAGTCTCCTAAATGATATTATGGAGTCCCAAGAAGAGGACTGTGAAAGTTGTAAAATCTAACCAGAGGGTATATGCAATACGAGTTTAAAACTACTGAAAGTTTTAACACCCACATTAAAGGGATGACAGTTTTTAATACAGAACAGGTGAACACCAAAAAGCAACCAATGTTTTTTGGTAAACCACTTGGAGTTCAAAGATATGATTCTTATAAGTATCCCATTTTTGAAAAACTTACAACTCAACAATTAGGATATTTCTGGAGACCTGAAGAGGTCTCCCTCCAAAAAGATAGAGCAGACTATCAAACTTTGCGTCCTGAACAGAAGCACATCTATACTTCCAACCTGAAGTATCAGATCATGCTGGACTCTGTTCAAGGACGTGGTCCTGGCATGGCATTCCTTCCATACTGTTCACTTCCTGAGTTGGAAGCATGTATGGAAGTATGGGGATTCATGGAGATGATCCATTCCCGTTCATACACATACATCATTAAGAATGTATATTCTGATCCCTCTGATGTCTTTGATCACATCATCACTGATGAGAGAATCCTTGAGCGTGCCAGCAGTGTGACTGAATCATATGATGACTTTATCAATGCAGCACAAATGTATGGTAATGGTTCTGGTTGGTTGCATCAATTAGAAGGCGTCCCCTCAGCACAGGAAGAACTCAAAGATGTCAAAAGAAAACTCTTCAGAGCAGTTGCAAACGTTAACATTCTTGAGGGTATTAGGTTCTACGTTAGTTTTGCTTGTAGTTTCGCCTTTGGTGAACTCAAACTCATGGAAGGATCATCCAAGATTATTTCACTCATTGCGAGAGATGAAAACCAGCACCTTGCAATTACACAAAACATCCTGAACAAGTGGAAGGATGGTGATGATCCAGAAATGAAGCAGATTGCTAAGGAAGAGGAAGAGTGGGTTTATGCTATGTTTGACAGAGCAGTCAATGAGGAAAAGAAGTGGGCAGACTATCTCTTCAGAGATGGTTCCATGATTGGTCTCAATGACACTCTTCTCAAGAAATATGTTGAGTGGGTTGCCAATCGCAGAATGAAAGCAATTGGTCTCAAACCAGTCTATGATGTTTCTGCAAAGAACAACCCTCTGCCATGGACACAACACTGGATCTCTTCTAAGGGTCTTCAGGTTGCTCCTCAGGAGACTGAGGTGGAGTCCTATGTGGTTGGTGGCATCAAGCAGGATGTCAAGAAGGATACATTCTCAGGATTCAAACTCTAAATAAGGAAAGAATTGTCATGAGCATTTGGAAGAAAGCAAAGAATATCCTGACTACCCCAATCCCTGGACCTATTGTGGCAGGGTGTTTGACGGGAGCCTTATTGGGGACAACTACGGTTTTGTTTACCTTATTACCTGTAAGGTCACCCAGAGAAAATATATCGGTAGAAAGTATTTCTGGCAAAAACGAAAGCCTAAGTCTGTGGGTGAAAACAAGCGCAGGAGAAGAGTTACAACTGAAAGTAACTGGCGTGACTACTATGGATCTTGTCCAGAGCTTAAAGAGGATGTTGCAAAATATGGACGGGACTCTTTTGTTAGAGAAATCCTCTCCCTCCACAAAACCATAGGAAAATGTAACTTTGAGGAAACCCGTCAACTCTTTCTAAATAATGTACTTACAGAGAGCTTGACAGAAGGGATCCCTGCCTACTACAATAGCAACATCCTGGGTCGTTACTATCGTAAAGATTATTTTGAGTCACCCATGCCTTGAGCAAGAGGTGGATGTAGAGTTCAACTGAATTGATGCTTAGAAAATTATTTACTGCTTTGATTGTTACTTCTGTTCCAGCTGCATGTGCTTATCCAAGCATTAGCGAAATTAGTAATCCTCCCCAGGTCAATGTGGCAGCAGTTCCAATCAAAGTGGTGGAGAAGGAATGGACTTGTCCTGGATGTAATCCTAATGAACAGTTTGTTCTGAAGGAGATTCAGAAAAGGACAAAGATTCGTGATAGGAATGCCCTTGCTACAATCATGGGCAATATCAAATCAGAATCTGGTTTCCGCCCTAATGTATGTGAAGGTGGTGCTATTGTCCCCTATAAGCAATGCCGTAGAGGTGGTTATGGATTAATTCAGTGGACCACTACAGCTAGATACAATGGACTTGGCAAGTTCTGCAGAAAGTATGACTGTGACCCATCTTCTCTTGAAGGTCAGGTTCGTTATATGCTGAATGAGAACCAGTTCAGAAAGTATCTCCCAGAGTTTGAGGGAAGAGGTTTCACTGTTGACCAGTATATGGTTCCATGCTATTATTGGTTGGGTTGGGGAATCAAAGGTTATAGGCAACAATATGCCTATGACTACACTAAGAAACTTGTATGGGCATGATCAAGAAACTTATCAAGAAACTTTTCAAGAAGGAAGTTTCAAGACCTGAAAAGAAAGTAGAAGAAACAGCACCAGTTGTTCATACTACTGTTCCTGCACCTGTGGTATCTCCAAATGATTCTTGGTTTGGAGAAGCACCTAAAACAGAAAAGGTGATAGAGTATGTCATGCAAAAGAATGAGGAACTCTATCAAAGACTTGCTGAACAACCTAAGTCCAAAGAGGTTGACAACATCCACCAAGTGATGTATGATAAAGCAACTAAGGGAGTTGCTACCACACTCTCTCTTGATTCTTTGGGTGGTTCTGAAGAATGGCAATCTGGAACTGGATACAATCAGTTCAGAGGTTGACAGAGGTAGGTTTCCCCTCTATAATAAGGAAACCGCAAGACTCAGTAGCTCAGTTGGATAGAGCATCTGCCTTCTAAGCAGTTGGTCGGGGGTTCAAGTCCCTCCTGAGTCGTTGCCACTTTAGCTCAGTGGTAGAGCAACCGCCTTGTAAGCGGTAGGTCGTCGGTTCAAGTCCGACATGTGGCTCCAGGGGAATTAGCTCAGTTGGTAGAGCACCTGCTTTGCAAGCAGGCTGTCAGGAGTTCGAGTCTCCTATTCTCCATTCGCTATTTGCGAATAGCGAACATATTCCTCTATAGCTCAGTCGGTAGAGCGTCTGACTGTTAATCAGAATGTCCCTGGTTCGAGCCCAGGTGGAGGAGTTAGGGTAGGTGTCCGAGTGGTTAATGGAGGTGGACTGTAAATCCACTGGCTCTGCCTACGGGGGTTCAAATCCCTCCCTGCCCATACTTGGAGGTATTATGTTAAATAAATTGCGTGGTGATGTAACATGGGGAGAGCAATTCTACTACATTTACATCTGTATTAAGGAAGT